TCGTGCCAATCTTACTGTCAAAACGCTTTGTTTTAAAGGCTTTAACATATCCAGTAACAATATCTAAAACCATCAACCAAAAAAAGATATGAATGTATGGACTGTGAGATAGGTTTTTAAGATGACCAATTAACTCGCCAAACATAAAATCTTGCATAAACCACCTCTTATTGAACAGGTTTTGTTTCTAGCTCGCTAGATGGTTTCTCAGGTTTAGGAGCATCCCACTTCCACACTGCAAGGATTCCATTTTGTGATGGTGCGCCTTCAAGTTGTTTGAGTGCTTCCCCCTGGTAAATGAATTGTTGATTGGTTTGAATAAGGATGCGTTTCCCTTCGCCGTTAAGTTCGACGTGCTCTGGGTCTTCAATCGCAAACATAGAACCAGGGGCATAGCTCTCACCAGTTTTCGCAAGTGGAAAGAGTTCTACGAGTTCCTTATATGTCGTACCATAAGCAATTTTTTCACCCATGATAGAATCTTGAGCCATAACACGAACTACCTTATTGATTTTCTCAGTGATTTCAAGCAGTTGGTTCTGCTTGGTTTCAGTTTGAGTTAGCTTCTGTTCAGCTTGCTCAATTTTAGATTGAGCTTGGACGATTGCTGCCCCTGGATCTAGTTCAGCTTTAAGAACATCAAGAACTGCTTGAATTAGCGTTTCTTCGTTTTCTTGAGTGCGGTCTCCAACGAGTTCACGTTGGTTGGTGCTGTAGCGGTTGCCATCCTGTAGTCGAATTTCAACTACTGTAGTGATTTGATTGCCTGCTCCACGAGTGTATGGCTTAGTAGCCAATGAATAGTTATTTACTTCCATTAATTTTGTCCTTTCAATTTCACTTCTTCAAATTTTACTTTTAGTTCTTCGTCGGATTCGATGATTCGTTTCATCTGCTCAAGTTCCATAGCTGTAACTGTGTATAGAGCTTCTAGTGTAGCTGATTGAGTAGCTTCATTGCTGATTCGTTCACTCAACGATTTAATCGTGAGACTGCTGATTTGTTTGTCTTGTTCGTTCATGTTGTTTCCAACCTTTCTACCTTTTGGTTCAATTCTTGAATTGCCTTGATGAGAAAAGGCAATAGTGCGAATGTGTTATATGAATAAGCACCGTCTGGATTCTCCAAGAATGCTTCTGGAGCGACTTCACGGACATCTTGAGCCATGATACCGCATGAAATATCTTCGGCTTTACCATCATATTCTTTACGATAAGAGTACGTTTTAAGACTTTCAATGACATCGAGTCCGTTGACTTGACTATCTTGGATATTTGTCTTGTATCTACGGTCTGATAAGTCTTTGTTGAGCGTAATCCAGTCGTATGTACCGTTGTCTAAATAAAAATACAGATAGCCATTTTGAGCGTTCATGTGTGTGTATCTAGGAGAACTCATCCAAAATCCATAACCACCACCATTTTCACGTTCATCGTAGTAAATCTTACCAGTAACTCGTAAATTTCCGTAGACGACAGGTGTGTTCCAGAATCTCGCAGTATTGTAACAATGCATTTCACCAGTATTTTTCACAAACCAAGCCTGATTGCCCGGTGTTCCCCAGTTATTTCCCCAGTTCACCCAAAGGGCAGTTTGCCCTGTTTTCCAACCACCGTCTGACATACCAACACGGAAACTGTTAGAACCAGTCAACCAGAAAACAGTAGGGTCTTTATCGTGTGTACCAATTTGGAATCCTCCGATTTTACCCTTGTACCCTTCAAGCAATGTCGCAGTAACTACTACTGACCGTAGCTTGTTGATGAAAGCTGTTTTAGCAGCAAGCGTATCAGTAAATACATCATTAGCTACAAGCTTCTTCGCTAAAGCAGTATCAAATATCAACTTGTCTGCTGAAATTGAATTTGAGCGAATAATATCAACATTCAATGTACCAACTGTGGCATCTCCTACAAATAGGCGCTTGAAATAACCGTCAATAGCCGTGATTTCATCAGCAAGCGTTTTCCCTTTTAGACGGATTTTATTAGCTTCAATCAAGATATTGTTAGCGTTCGTATTGATTTGTGAAGCGATGGCACCAGCATTAGTCAAGGTCTGTATTGCGTACGAATCAAAGAGTTGTGACACCTTTGTTTGAGTTACAAGGTCTTGTGCCGATGTATCATCTTTGAATTCTTTCGGAGGTGTTTCACCACGAATAAGCGATACTTTACCGACGGCAACCGTACCGTTTTTCATTAACCAAATTTCAAGAGGAAATTCTCTTGATTTTGTCGATGATTTCTGAACGGTCATCGTACCAGTGATGATTTGAGTACCTGTTTGTGTTAGGGTTACTCTATCAGATGCAAGTCCACCGTCAGAGGCCCATAGCTCAATTCCAAGCGGTGCATCTGGTAAAACATCTACCCATACTTCTATGCGATAGCTGAGCTTCTCGCCCTGTCTAAAATTAGATGTAGTAAGAGGTAGTTTGAATCCATGATATACAGGTTGATTTTTACCAGAATTTGTGATTCTTAGCAATTTTGTGTCAGCTTGAACTTCGACAATGTTTGCTTCTAATTGCTTTTTCTGCCACTTACTGAAATTCGTTGGGTCAAATACAAGGTTTGAATTATCTTCAACATACTTCTTGACTTCTGTTTGAAAGATTTGGTTAGTCATTACCATGCGAGAAATATTATCTGCGATACCGTTCTGAGTATTTCCGATAATTCTCTCGTAGAGTTGAGCTGTTTCTTTGACACGTTGGAACTCGATTTGGTCTGCTTTGCCAGCGACTAGACTTGACATTTGAGCCATGCGCCCGTTGATGTTGCTTGTAAATGCGCCAAACATCTGAATGTTGTTTGTTGTCGTTTGAGTGATTCTCAAGTTGAGACCGTTCAAATCAGCTCTATAATCGCTTTTAAACGTATTCATGTCGCCTGAAATACGTTCACTCAGACGTTTAGCTTCGTTTGCAAGTTCAGTATTTGCTCCAGTTTTCCTGAGAGCTTCTTCTGCTTTTGCTTTGGCTTCTTCAAATCCAGCTGGACTGAAATCTTGAAATCGTCTGTCTATTTCTTCGGACAAGGCCTTCTTATTCTCCTCTGCTTTGGCTTTGGCGAGTTCGAGTTGATCATTGAAATCCTGTTTGATTTGGCCAACCTTGGCATCAAATCCTCTGTCCGCTTCTTCAATTTGGTTTTGAAGTTGTTTTTCAAACTCGCTAAATTGTTCAATTTTCTTAGTAATAGTCCCGGCATACGAATATTGTGCATCATTTCCTGATTTACTATCGGCGCTGATACGACTACGAAGGCCTCCTTTAAAACTAAAAGATTGACTCAATACAGGAGTTTTAAATGTTTCTCCCTTGTTTGTTTTGATTGTCACCCATTGGCCAACGTCAAGGAGAAGATGGCCTTGAAAGTTCAAGTTGAATGGATAGTATCGAATGTCCTTGATTTTGTGATAAAGGTTATCTAAAATCGATTGAGTCATGAACGGATTTTCAATTTCAAGCGAACGACCTGTGCGAGTTCCGACAGTTAGACCTTCTTTGTCTTTCTTGCAAGTAATACCTGCAATCTGATACTCGACTTCGCTTTTAGTTAAGCCGTGTAAGAAGTAATTATCTGCGGTAATCACGATACCTGAGTCGGTCAACTCTTTGATTTCAAGTTTTCCTTCTCGGTTAAAAAAACAAGACATTCCGAGCATCTGAGTAGCTAGACTCAACACATCTCTGAATGTCATTTTTTTCTCTTTAGGTTTAGTCTCGATTGCATAATTCATGGATGTGATATCCATGTTTTCGTTTGCTAGCTCTACACCAGCTTTTAGACAAATCTCTTTAATAACTTGTCTGATTTCTGCCGGGAAAGTCAAGTCTGTGACATATTCATGATTTAGCTTGAACATTCCGTCCATGAGGTCTAGTGTAGTTGTGTTTCGATTTCGGTCAATTTCAATATCGTTGATAAAGTATTCACCCATCTTCACCCATTCGTAGGTTCCATCAACCAAAAGACCGATTTCAGGATGAATCTTATCTAGCTTATTAAAAGTGGTAATGATGCTCGTAAAGACGATTTTAGCACTGCCTGCGCATGTTCCGCCAGGCTTGTAAGTATCGCCTTTGATGTAGCCGTACTCAAAATTAGCTTCTTTGATATCACTTGATTGATACTGTCCTACTCTGATAGCAAGAGTACGGTTTTTAGCGAACATCGCTTCATTGAATTTATGTCGTCTGAATATATCCATGTTCTACCTACCTTTCTATCAGATTGAACTTAGCACCAGACCAAGGCTTGAACTTCTCAGTAAATGAATAGCTAGGAGCCGTTCTGTCTCCAACATAAAAAGTCTTCGTGGTTTGACCCGACATAGGGTCAGGATAGGACACCGTAAAAAATTCAGGTGATACGGCATTTAAAAGTTGACTCATTTCATCTTGAGTCAGCATGCCCCACTCACAATCTAGTTTACGTTTAACCGTGATACGGTCACGCACCATGTCTCCGTTAGCATTACGCCCTGTTTCTCCGTCGATGTCCTGGATATCGACCTGAAAATATTTGGGAGGCTTGACAGCCACCCCATTAATAATTAAGCGTGCCATTTTACCTCCCTCTAAATGTTAAGCAAGACTTGTCCTGCACGTTCCTGTTCTCTATTGATTTCTTGAATAGCCACACGTCCGAATTCGTGGCCACCAATCTGGATCACGATGTCACCATTGCCACTAAATCCTCCAGATTGTGGCAATCCACCACCTAGAGCGTTAACGACAGCACCGCCTACGATACGTCCCATGGTCTGTAAGAACCCAGTATTCTCAAGAGGCATCACAACCTCTTTACCAGCCTCACCAATCATGGCTACAGTAGGACTGTCAACGATACCACCACGGGCAAGACGAGGGAGGCTCACATAGCCAATACCGCCAAGAGATACGCCAGGGATTTTGTTAATCAAACCAATAACACCGTTGATCATACCAATGAAACCATTAACCACGTTCTCGATTGTTCCAAGCACTGCGTTAACTGCGCTTCTAAATGCTCCGCCTACTGCACTACCGACTGCTTGACCAGCTCCGACAAAGATATTCTTGACGGTAGACCAGACACCACTAAAGAAGCTACCGATGTTGCTAAATGCGTTAACCACTGCATTATAAGCACTTGTGAAGATACTTCCAAACCAAGTGGCTACGTTAGCAAGTGCATTCGTGACGTCATTCCATCTCCCAGTAAACCAATTACCAAGACCGCTAAACACATTCGTCAAGCCAGTCCATGCCTTCTGAAACATATCCGTGAACCATGCTCCAATGTTTGATAGAGCATTAGTGACATCACTCCAACGTTCAGAGAACCAAGGCCCTAGATTAGAAAAGATATTAACTACACCATCCCAAGCTCCTTGGAATGTATTAGCGAACCATTCTCCAGCACCACCTAGAATGTTGGTAATTCCATCCCAAGCGCTCTGGAACGTTGAAATAATTGTATTCCAGATGTTCGTCAAAATGTTAATAATTAAGTTCAATAACGACTTGAAGATAGCTACAACGATTTCAAGCACCCCGTTAAAGATACTAGAGAAACCTTCAATGATTTTGGACATATCTCCATTGATGATACCCGTTATCACGTCGATGATACCTTTAATGATATCAATGACACCAGATACAATGTCTGAAACTGTATCAAAGAATGTCTTTAATTCATCCCCAATACGCTTAATTGACGGTGCTAACTCATTAATAATTTTCTCAATGATGAAAGTAATTAAAGGTTCAAGTTTGTCGTATACAGCTCCAACCAAGTCAGCAATACTGCCTAGTAATTCTAGGAATTTCTCAACCGCTGGTCCTATATGATTTTCAATCGTATCTGCAAACCCAGCACCTATTTCTTCCAAAATCGGCTGAATTTTTTCATCCCAAACGGTCGTGAACGTTTTGACGATAGATGATAATGAATCTCCAGCTTTGTCAATTAACGGCTTGATATGCTCGTCATAGACTTTATTAGCTTTTTCAAAGATGGACTTCATAGTGCTGGCCAGAGCTTCGACAACTGGCTCTGCAGCTTTGAGCAAACCAGTAAACATTTCTGTAATGTTTCCTTGGTTGTCCGTGATTGTTTTCTCAATCTGTTTTACAACATCTCTGGTACTTTTAGATACAAGCTCAGTAACGCCCATAAATGCGTATGTGAACGCAGAGATAAGACCAGCCCCGATATTTGTAGCAGGTTCACTTGTTATGGTGTCGTAGAAGATTTGACCAATACTTTGTGCAATATTCCCAATGCTAGCAATCGTATCGCCATTAATATCAAACATACGAATGAGCCATGACTTAATATCCCACTTGGTATCATTTAGAGATTTGTTCAGACTTTCAGCAAGAAATACCGCAATACCCATGATGACATTAGCTATCGTACCAGCCGTCTGGCCTAAAGCAAAAGCTAACTTTTCCCCAAAGCGAGCTGCAGCTTGCAAGACCGTCCCGTCTTCAAAGATATCCTTGATAGATTTCCAGATACCACTCAATGCATTTTTAAGTCTCTCAAGGCTATCCCATCTAAACGACAGTGAAAAACCTTGTTTAAATAAATCCCAGAGCTTCGCTAAATAATCAAATAAACCTTTCAACTTATCTCCAAGACCGTCAAAAATACTCTTGAACTGGTTATCCATATCGGTAAGAGCAACTTCTGGTAAGATGTCTTTGAAAGGTGCGCCACCGCCCCCTCCTTTTCCTTTCTTACCTTTGCCACCACCGCCGCCACCTCTACCTTTGCCAGCTCCGTCTCCGTCGTCAGGGTCGTCTTTTTTGTTTAAGAGGTTGATCTCGTCAAATCCCATTAAACCTAGCAACTCTTTAACGGCTTTCTTGGCTGACTTGGCAGTGTCGTCTAAGTTATCAGCAATACCACCTGAAGCATCGTCTGCATCATCCATGGCATCAGCAAGGTCACCAGCCCCGCCTGCTGCGTCTTTTAAAGCATCTCCAGCGCTACTTGCTGCACTAGCTACACCGCTATCTTTAACGCTCGCTTTCTTGTTAAATAGCAAGGCGATAAACTCTGCTAATTTGCCAGTAACATTTTTCAATACCATAGCAAACGAGTTCAAGATTGGCATAATGGCATTGATAATTGGTAAGAAAGCATTACCAATATTGAGAGCTGAGTCTTTTAGCAATGATTTAAACAAGCTAATGCGCCCGTTTACTGATTGGGACAAGGTCGTGCCATATTTGGCGGTTGCCTGTTCCAGGATAGCCATAAGGCGAATTTGTTGTTGTGTTTGGTAATCAAGCTGGTCCCAGCTTTGCCCGTTTGCAAAACGTTTAAAGGCTTCTGTGGATTGGATCATAGCCACATTGACGTTGATTCCTAAATCCTCAATTGCTTCTGTGTTACCTAGTAGACCTGAACGAATACGCTCCATAACGTCCGTAATGCTACGTCCTGAACCCTCGGCTACAACTGCAGATGTTTGCAACATTTTAGCAGTATAGGCGCTTAATTTCCCTGAATCTTTAATAAAACCAGAGAAAAGGTTAGAATAAACCGCACCGTAGTTTGTAGCTTCTCCTACGCTCATATTCATAGCGTTGGCGTTATCGTTAACCCATTTTAAGAATGTTTGCGAGCTCTCGCCCATTTGGCGTTTAATTTGGTTGACTGAAGCTGTAACCTCAAGAGCCATCTGTGTCGAATACATACCAACGTCTAGCAACTTCTTTCCAAGATAAGCAAAACCAGCGAATTTAGCTAATTTACCAAAAACACCTAGCATGGATCCTGACTGAGTTTTGATTTTGTTGGTTGACTCTTGCACCTTGCCAGATGCATCTTTGACCCTGTTCTCTACTTCTTTCATTTTGTTTTTGAAAGGCGCAATTTCAGCATCAATCATTACCTTGAGCTCATCAAGAGTAACTCCCATTTATTCTCCTTTCGTCTTAAATTTCCTGTTGTGACTTTCAGCAAACATGCGCATGCGTTCTTGGTGTAATCTCAACTCTTGAGCCAATCTCGCTTTTTCGACTTGTTCTCTCTCGTCCTGGAATAATTCAGGGGCATAGTCCCAAACCTCAAGCGGTTTAGCATCTTTCGAGAGTAACAAAGAAACATTATTAGCAATCATTTGCGAAAGCCTATACGACTCAATGATTTTGTCTTTTTGTTTTTGAATCCTAACACGGTTATAACTTTCAATCATTTCTCTGATTTCAAGAACCGTCAAATCCCAAAAAACGAGAGGCTCCCCCCCGATGTCTAAAAACATAGGGTAAAGCCTCTCAACCATTTCAGTTATAGAATTGACCGTAGTCTGTTCTACTCGACTACTTCCAGCTTGGGTTTCTTGGGAGCTTTCTTCTTGCTTGGTTTCTCCCGTGGCATAAAACCCGAAACTTGGAGTAATGGCAAGATAACATCTGCCATGAACGCTGCTTGATCTCCACCATTATCGACATACTCGTCGTAAAGGTCAGATGTATCTTCAAATGAAATACCGTGTTCGTATTTCTGAAGTGCTCCATGAGTTAAGAGCAGCATCACCTTCAAAGGAGGCAATGTGAAAGTTTCACCTTCTTCAGGCATGAATACCTTGAGCAAGTTTGCTCCAATTTTTTCTTCAACTTTAGTCCCTTGCAAGGAAGTGAGGCGGAGTTTTAACTCCTTATCCTCGCTGACCTTCCATGTCGTATATGGTAGAGCCATTTAATTAACCTCCAATTCCGTCTGTAAATTCAAGTTCAGATTGCAATGCGATTTTAAGAGTAAACTCAATAACAGAGTTCACACCACCACCGCCAAGTTTGACAGATACCTGTCCTTCAAATTTGACCTTGGTGTTGTCTGGGTAGGTTTGTTCAAAGAAGAGCTTAGTTTTGTTGTCTGCTGCGTTACGCAAAACACGGTAAGGAGCATCTGCCCCGTCGTTTTTATAAGCGAATTTGTATTCAAGCTCCCCAGCATCGCCAATACCGAACTCATATTTTTTAACCTTGTCTTCAAGGGTGGTATTTTCAACCTTTTCAGGTTCAATACCGAATTCAG